CCGCTGAGCGTACTGCCGCGTCTGAGACTGCTGCACCTACCGCTGAGCGTACTGCCGCGTCTGAGACCGGTGCAGGTGAAGTAACTGACAGGACAGCACAGACTGGCGGGGCAAATAATATAGATGCCGATGGCTGGGCTCACGTCCATGATAGCTCTTATGATATACAGATGCCTGTCGACAGCGATGCTGACTGGATTGGGGCGTTAACACGAATGGGTTCTGCGCCCAAGCCTGCGCCCAAGCCTGCGCCCAAGCCTGCGCCTAAGCCCCGTAGGGGCGGCGGACGCAGGAAGGCAGGTACGAAATGATTAAAGACCTTATTCGTCCCCTCCAGCATCACACCTGCGGCATACCGCCGCAGATCCGCACCGGCATGCGCCACATGAGCGGCAACCAAAAACTCATCGACATGTCCGCCGAGCTGTACGAGTTCCAGCTCAGGCGGATTGAGCAGGTGCTGTCGGGCAACGCCCCGGTGGGGCATGAGCAGGAGTGCGCTGACCTCGCGGCGCATCTTATTATCGACGCGGCATATGTGAACATGTGCCTGCGTGAGGCAGGGTACGCCGCCGGCGCGTTCCCGTATGACGACCTTGCCGATAAGTTATTCCCGAAGAAGATAAATGGCGACACAGACAGTAACGGTTCAGGGGTTTAACTATATCCCCTCGCCGACGGGCATGAAGTTCCACGAGTCTGACGCGTTCGTCAAGCTCGTTGTAGGACCATACGGGTCGGGCAAGACCTGCATGATCATGAACGATGCCCTGTACTACTGCCTTAATCAGGCTCCGGCGCAGGACGGAGTCCGCTACACCCGCATCGGCGTGGTGCGCGGAACCTATCCGGAACTGGTCTCCACCACGCGCGGGAGCATCATTGAGGTGTTCCCCCGCAATTTCGGCGACATACGTGCCGGAGGGCTCCCTATCCTCGGGACTTACGAGTTCCCCGTTGGCGACGGACCCTACGACTACATGCTTCAGGGACAGCCGTGGCAGCCGGGCTTCGGCACGATGTGCCACGTGGAGTTTGTCCTTCAGGCGCTCCAGTCTCCCGCTGACGCCGAGAAGGTGAAGTCCGCCAACTGGTCGTTCGCCATCATCAACGAAGCCACGTCTGTGGACTACGAGGTGGTGGTCGCCGTCATGGGACGTGTCGGGCGTTACCCCACGGAAGACCTCGGTGGCTGCTCATACGCCGGGCTGCTCATCGATACCAACCAGCCCCCGCAGGGGCACTACCTGCTCAACATGATGGAGCACCCGGAGAAGAACTGGGCGATATTCCATCAGCCGCCCGCCGCGTTCAAGCACGTGGACGCTGGGAACAACGTAACATACACCGTCAACGAGGATGCAGAGAACCTGCGCAACCTCGGCGCCGCCGCCAAGCCTGATGACTACGATACGTGGACTCCTGAGCAGCAGGAGAAATTCCTGCATGACAAGGGCGTAGCCTACTATCAGAATCAGATAAACGGCTTCCTGAAAGAGGGGCGCACCGATAAGATTGACTCCCTGTTCTGCATGATGGACGTCCCGCTCAAGGACGGCAAGCCGGTGTGGACTCTGTTCAACCGCGATATCCATGTAGCGAGGGAAGACCTCAGGCCGATACCCTACAAGGAGGTTGTTGTCGGCTACGATACGTCGGGCATACACCCGGCGTGCGTGTTCATGCAGGAGCAGAACGGCAAGTGGTGCATACTTGACGAGCTGTACGGCGAGGACTTGGGCATGCAGGCGTTCATCGAGAACGCGTTCATACCGCTTGTCAAGCAGAAGTACAGCACGAACAAGATTATTATCTCATGCGACCCGGCGAACGCCAAGGACTCCTACACTGGGCTGTCCCCCAGCACCCACCTTGAGGAGCTGGGCTTCACGGTTGTCATGCCCAAGACCAACGACCCGAAGACAAGACTCCGTGCTGTGGACTCCATGCTCAACAAGATTGAGGGCGGACTCCTTATCTCGCCGCACTGCCACCTGATTATCGCCGCCATGCAGGGCGGCTACCGCTATAAGAAGCTGCGCGTTACCGGCACGATTGAGGAAGCCTATGACCCGCACCCGGAGAAGAATACCTACTCCCACGTGGCGGACGCCACGCAGTATGCCGCTCTGTACATCTTCCGTGAGACGGGGCTGACGCCGGACGACAGCAAGCTGGTGCGTTCCATCCAGCGCAGGCGCAGCGGTATGCGCACATTGATGTGAGGACATTATGCCACAGGATCATTCGAACGAAATTTACGACTACGCCAGCGAGATTGAGGTTCCCAATGACGCGAGGGACAAGCTCGCTACTGTAGTGGCAAGGCGCTTCAACGACGCCGTGCGCTGGCAGAGTCAGGAGCGTGTGGGCGGAGTGCCCCTGCGCATGGTCCTGCGCCAGTGCTATGACCAGTATCACGGCATACTGTCCCCGACTGAGCAGCAGATTATAGACGTCATCGGCGTTGACGCCCATGTCAACCTGTCGGCAATGAAGGCGGGCGTGGTGCAGAGTTATCTTGCCGAGTCCCTGATACAGGCGGGGCAGCTGCCGTGGACTATCCAGCCTACCCCTGTGCCTGACCTGTCGGACTCCGGCGAGCTGATGGTCGCCCAGTCTGTCCAGCAGTCCGTAGAGCAGGGTTTCCGCGGAGACCTCCGCTCGCTGGTGTACAGCCTCAAGTCTGAGGCGGCACGCAAGGAGCTGGAGCACGCTCAGGACATCGCCGACAACATGATGAAGCTCATCACCGACCAGTGTGCCGAGGGCGGGTGGAACCGAGCCATGTTCGGCTTCATCAACAATTTCTGCGTATACCCCTATGCTGTGCTGGCGGGTCCCATACCGACCCGCCGTGTCCGTATGCAGTGGTCGGGCGAGACCCTGAGACCCAAGTACGAGACGTTCTACGAGTTCAAGTCTATCTCGCCGTGGGACTTTTGGTGGAGTCCGGACAGCCCCGACACCCAGCGCGGCACGGGTATATTTATCCGCCAGCGCTGGACTCGCCAGCAGCTGCTTGACGCCGCCAAGATGACCTCGTACATCGGCGAGAACATTATCAAGGTTCTCGATGACGCCAACCGCAACGACTTCCGCTACCACTGGATTTCCAACAACCCTGAGCAGACGGACAGTCAGGTTCTCTCGTGGCGTGACAACGACACCACCATTGACGTGCTTATCCACTGGGGATATTTCAGTGGACGTGAGCTTACGAAGTATGGCATACCGGGGCTTGAGGACGATGAGTTCTACAACGCTATGGTAACGATGTGCGGACGGCACATCATTCAGGTGCTGGTGGAGAAGAACCCTACGCTCAACAAGCGCCCGGTGTTTACCGCCAGCTTCTATACGACTCAGGACAGGATACCGGGGGAGTCCATTCCCCAGCGCCTGCGTGATGTGGAGCGCTGTTACGAGACCTGCCTGCGCTACCTTATCTCCAACGCGTATTATGGCTCGGCGCCTATCACCGAAGCGGACTATACCCGTGTGTCCAAGTACATGTCTGACGAGGACATCGGCAGGATTATCCCCGGCTCGATGTATTTCTCCGACCCTGAGCTGGGCAACGCTACTCCGGCGTTCAAGTACTACTCGCTGCCGAACAACATGGCAGCGTTCCAAAACGCGCTGGTTTATTTTATGGACCTTGCCGACAGGGTAACGAATATCCCGGCGGCACTGCACGGCACGGCACAGGGGTCGGGCGCGAACAGGACATTCAGGGGAGCGGCAATGCTCCAGTCCAACGCGGTCAAGGCCATACAGTCGGCTGTGTTCAATATCGATGAGTTTGTGTATAAGCCGCTCGGTGAGCTGTTGTATAACTACAACATGATTTACAGCAAGGATCAGACGGTCAAGGGTGACTGCAAGATTATGGCACGTGGCGTAACGGCACTGCTTCAGAAGGAGACTGACAGGCAGAACTCGTATGAGATCCTGCAAATGGTCGCCTCCGCCGGACAGCAGCTTGCCGCACTGCCCAACGGAGCCAAAATCGTGCAGTGGGCGCTCAAGAATGTATTCCAAAACATGGGTGTACCCAAGGAGTTACTTAAAGATGAAGGCGTGCAAGGGCAAAACCAAGCAGGGCAAGGTATCCCCGGCGGTATTCCGGGGCAGCAAGGGCAAGCAGAAGCCGCAGCGGGGCAAGGCGGGCAGCCCGACATGGGCGGGCAAGTTCCCGGCGGCGAGAGTGGGCAGGCTGGGGCGTAAGGGGGGAACGTCTCCCGCATAAAATACTTGACAAGCATTGCAAAAAGTGCTTGCATTGTGCATGACGTGTGCTAAAATACACACAAGAGGATAGGATTATGCTTAACGGATCACCTGTAAACGTAGGCGATACAGTCTACATACTGGGCATTGGCACAGGCAGAGTCGTCGGGACTGATGAGTCCGGCGGCTTCAGCGTGCAGGCCGGAGGCCGCGGCACCCTGTATTACAGGGACGGCGGCATGGTCGGCAACGCCCGCCGTGTCTACTGGCACGACCCTGTGTTCATTGATCCGCCGAAAGACCTTAACCTGTGGACTGCCTTTATGGACAGTGCCAAGGGGCTGTATTCGAGCATTCGCAATATGCTGGTGAGGTTTAATGTTGTTAAAGGATAAGCTCAAGTGGTGGTTCCTTGAGAACATTAACTGGTGCCATCCCGTCATGCGGGACGGCACCCCCAAGAAGCCTACATGGTTTTACACAGCGTATTGCTGGCTGTTCTGGCCTATCCCGTGGCAGAAGAACCCCTGCTGGTGCTGTGCGTCATTCAGGGGTCTTATCACCGGCTTCGCTGCCGGAGTCTTGCTTGGAGCGCTGTTATGAACTGCAATATCGAGACCGGATACGATCTCCAGCAGGGTGCCGTAACCGACACCTCCACGTGCATTGAGGAGTCTCCCGGAAGAGGCATACTGTTCTCTCCCAAGACTCCTGTCGGCACGGTTTACTCTGCTCCGATTTGGCTTGACAACGGACGTGCAATGCTTGTCGAGGCATATAACATGCCGGCTGACAAGCATATTTTCGTCAACCGTGTGGTGCTCTCTGCCAGCTGCCCGACTGACAGGTCGGTCGGGTGCAACTGCGACCCGCTGATGATGCAGCAGGCTTACGGATCGCCCGGAGTCATTACGTTCCGTGCCCGAATGAAGCTTGGCAACAGCTTTGACTGGAAGCTCACGTCTGAGAAGCCCCAGCTCCTTATCGCTGTGCCGGGCTGTTACTATGAGTTCGAGCTGGAAGACCCTGATATGCTGGGCGACCTTGAGGTGGAGTACAAGTTTATTGACGCCACCAAGCTGCCGAACCTTCCGGCATGCTACTACGCTGGAGTATCGGCATGATAGACAAGAGTATATACGTACCGCTGTTTACTGAGACGTCCAAGAGTGTGGAGAGTCCGTTCTTCCACATCTTTCCCGGCTCGGTAGTGGTAGCCCGTGCGTTCGACTTCGACTGCACAAGGACTCCTATGAGCGATGACGAGTTCAGCAACACCCCGGTGAAAGCCTGCCTTGAGCAGGTGATGTTCCGGGAGGACTTTGATGATGACCCGTCAGGACAGAACAGGGGCATCACGGTTTACGACATGAAGTTCTACGTTACCAAGCTGCTCGCAATCAGCCCGGTAGTGAAGAACGGCTGCCAGCTGTCCCTTTCAGCTGACGATACGGTAATGCTCCTGAATGTGCCGGGCAGTTACAGGTTTGTCCTGAACGATCAGGCTTCAGTGGGCAATGCGAGGATATACCTCCAGTCATTCTCGCATGAGGAATTTCCTTGGAACAGTAAGTTCTTTATGGGAGAAGACTAATGAGCTGTACTAACAATGGCCCTATTCAGGGCGGGCTTATCACCGAGAGCCGCATCACTGACTCCAAAATCAGCGACAGCGAGATCACCAACAGCACGCTTGACAATGGTACCATCACCGGCGGAGTCAGGCTGGACGAGGAGTCCGCCACTGACATCGCTGCCGCTACCGCTGACAAGGTGCTGAACACTCTTGAGGTGTCCGGAGCAGACATCGTTCCGGCTGCCAAGATGGAGCTGCCGACCAGTGTGGTAGGCGACAGGTCTGCCCTGATGGGCAAGCCCGCAGGGTATATCAAGATCAAGGGATATCTTATCCCTGTCTATAAGACCGGAGAGTAATTATGATCGGGTTCATGTCAGTCTCGATCGGCGGCAGCACCAGCTCCCGTGAGGAGTACCTGCGCCGCAAGGACGAAGCCCGTGAGTGGAAGCGGCAGGATCGTGAGGACTGGCGCAGGGAGCATTACGCAGGCTATGACAGGCTGAGCGGGCTCCGTATGCGCAAGGAGCACTCCGACTGGCTTAACAATCCGACCAACGGGCGTATTGACCCGCCGAAGAACAGCGGCGAGGGCAGCTACTATGTCGGGCATTAAGGAGGCGTTATGAGTTGCAGCGCATGCAGGCGTCCGCCTGTTTATCAGAAGGTTACCCGCATCGGTGAGATGCCGAGGCGTACTGTCAGCTCTGACATGCAGAGCCCGGACAGGGCTGTGCGCAATCAGGCTCAGAAGAGAGTAATCACCGGACTCAGATATGCTCCAAAATAATGATAACGAGTTCTTCAAGCTCCTCGTAGCCCACGGCATGCAGCAGCAGGCGCTTGCCTATATCCAGCGCCTGCTCAGTGAGGCGCGCACGGATTACAACGCCGCGCTCCAAAGCATGCTGTTTCAGGACTCAGGGCGCGATGGGGCGCTGATTAAGTATGGCAAGGTTGCTACGCTGGAGGGAATCCAGTTTGACCTTCGCCGTTATTTCGATAAAAACAAGTCATAACAGGGGATATTATGGCACTTTTAGGAAGAAAAAGGGGCAACGCAGCTGTTCTGCGGGACGTGCAGAAGTTCAGGGACGGGCTGGCACAGGACGAGGGCAGAGCTCCTGAGGATGTCGAAACTCAGGCGGCGCCGGCGGCACGCCCGACCAGCGGCGTGAGGTTTACTCCTCCTGCGCCCGACCCCGCAGCGCCTGCTCCGCAGCCTGCTCCCAAGCCGAGGCCTGCTCCCGTGGCTCCGGTTGACGAGGACGATGACGATGATGACGACGATATCCAGTATCGCACCGTTGACAATATGGAGTACGACCGTGTCCGCAACGACGCCATCGCCGCAATGCAGGCTGAGAATGCCGCCCTCAGAGCCCGCCTTTCTTCCTATGAGCAGTCCCGTGATGACTTTGATAAGTTTGAGAAGGACAAGCTCATCGACAAGATGATTGACGAGCAGGGCTTTGACTCCATCTCAAAGGACGACGCCCGCCGCCTGCTCAACCCTATCCTTGATGGCATGAGGAAGCAGAACGCCGCACTCGGTCAGGCTCTCTCCGCGCAGTATAACAACAGCGTGAAGCAGTATCAGGAGCTGACTCAGAAGCGTGAGAAGGAGCAGTACAAACGCTTTGCGGACAAGATCCGCAAGAAGTTCCCTGACCTTCCCCAGCTTCAGGAGACTCAGGCCTACGTGGACGTCATGACAGCTCCGGTAGCGGCAGGATCTGACGTAACCGTCGGTCAGCTGGTCTATCAGGAGTTCAATAAAAAGAATTACAAGTACATCAACAATGTGCTTAAACAGGTTCGGGATCGCATAAATTCCGCGCCTGATATCAGTGCCAATGCTGTGGTAGGCGGGAACGCCCCGTCTCAGGGCAGCGGCAGTACGGAAGCCAGACCTCTCTCGGACTCTGAGATGTCCGACCTGAGGTTCAAGCTTCAGAACCGTCAGATCTCCCGACAGGAGTTCAGCGACGCCCTGAAGCGGCACAGAGAGGCACTTCGCGGCAACGCGGAGTAACTAACTAGAGGTAACATATGGCGCGTATGCAGTCAGCATCGGGCTACGGTGGACTGGAATCTACCCCGCTTGCCCGTCCCGGTTATTTCAACGAGATCATGAATCGTGTTTACGAGCGTGATTTCCTTCCTGAGATAACCAACTCCCAGATTGATGAGCGCATCACTTACTGCCATCAGCAGGTGCAGATTATGAAGGCACCTGAGGTTGGCGAGTGGCGCACTCTTCAGAAGAATCAGGAGATGATTCCCAATCAGGTCAGCACCGAGGCTATCTGCCTTGAGGTGTGCAATGCCGCTTACAACGACATCAAGATTGACCAGCTGGACATCAGGTGGGCGTGCGAGCGCTGGGACGCGTGGGAGGAGGCATTCCTTGACGCGGTCTACGAGAAGTACGTCGAGATGCAGCGCAAGTGGGTGCTCACCGCAATGATTATCGAGGCAAGCCCCCGCAACATGGGTGCGCATGCCGGACAGTATCACAAGACCGACCTCGGCTCGCGCGGCAACCCTGTCGTAGTCAACAAGGACAACATTGCCCTTCAGGTAACCAAGCTTCAGGAAATCCTTATGGATAACCTGCGCTGGGTTGAGAATGACATGTTCCTCGTTGTACCTGTCCAGTTCCGTTCGATCCTCGCGCAGTCCAACTACGCTAATCAGGATTGGATTGGCACCGGCGCAAGGAACACCAGCTTCAACATCGACGGCAAGTGGGAGCAGCAGCTCTGCGGCTTCAACGTCATCGAGACTGTCCAGTGCCCGCACGTTGTCGAGGACGACGGACGTATCTGCTTCTACATTCTCGCAGGCAACCGCGATGGTTATGTATACGCCTCCGATATCGTTGACGGACGTATCGTACAGCCTGAGCGTACTTGGTCTGCCGAGTATCAGATGCTCGCTGTTTGGGGCGGAAAGATGATCTACCCTGAGTGCGTCTGTGTAGCTTACTGGACTTTCGATACTCAGGAGTAACAGACTATGGCAAATATGGTTGACCTTTTCAAGGGCGGCTCACCTGTTGTAAAGTACATGTGGGACGAGAAGGACTACGTTCAGTTCGGCGGCTCGTTCGCCGAGAACGGGTTCTCCGATACTCCGCCCTATGACTCCCACGTTGACGGCGCGTACAACGTCGGCAACTTCTGCCTCGGCATGCCCATCAATCCGAAGATTATGGCATACCAGCGCAAGGCGCTCACCCGTCACCCTCTTAAGGTAGGCGATGTACTGTGGCTGTTCTGGATCCCTTATGATCATTTCGCCACCTACTTCAACCTTAAGATCCGCACCGGAGACGCGTCCATCGCCGGACTGACCCTTAAGCCCGTGGCAGGCAAGCTCACCAAGAGCAACTCCGAGCTGGCAGGCAAGCACTTCAACGCCAACCTTGTCGATGAGGAGCTTAACACTGACGAGCTCGCTCCGCAGATCGTAGATGTCTTCGACAACTATGGCATGGACACCAGCGTTGACGGGGCAGGCGCGTTCAGTGGACAGACCGGAGCCATCGACATCTCCAAGCCCGGCATGAGGACTTACCACCTCGTTAAGGACACTCCTGCTTTCTACTCCACCATGTTCAAGAAGGACGACGGTACTGAGCAGAATGTGCTTTGGCTTATCGGACTCAGGCTCGAGTCGCTCGCTACTGACTCCAGCGTAACACTGGATCAGATGAACAACGCGATCTATACTTCACTCAGGCTTGAGGGCTTCGAGTGCCCGACTAACCTTTAAGGAGGTGTACTATGGCTAGCAATACCGGATGTGAGCTTACCGGCTTTCCGAAGGCACGTGTAGGCAAGTATGGCAGATCGATTTCCCAGCGTCCCAGCAAGCTGAAGCTTAAGATGCCGAAGCCGCAGGGCGTTGAGTCAACAGTTGGTCGTACCGGATCTGAGGGCGGCACTCTTGTCGCTCACTCAGGCGGTGTAGGCCGTTAACCAATTCAGGGGGACAAGAATGGACAAGAAAGAGTTCGTTAGTAATTTACAGAATGACCGTGCCGCGCAGAATTACTTCAACCAGCAGCACGACGAGCGCATGGCGGAGCTGGAGGATATGCATCCTGCCAACGCTGTTCCGGCGCTCGGGCGTGCTCCCTGCGTGAAGATTAAGGCTACCGGCATGATACTCCCATGGCATCCTGATTTCGCCGCCCGTCCTGACCTCGTTGAGGACTGCGATGAGAACGGCAACACTGATCCTGCCTCGTGGGGCGCGAAGATTGAAGCACACGATCCCGCCCCGTCGCAGGGGGTAGCAATCGTATTACCCAAGGACAGGGTTGCCGTTCACGATGAGCACACCTCACCGGTCGGGCTGGCGAGCGAGAAGCTCGGTGTCGGGAAGGAGTTTTCTGTAGACTACACCAGCGAGCTTACGCGCAAGGAATCGCTTGTTATTCCTGAGCAGGCTCCCGGCACATCTGTTACTGACGTGGTCGATGCCACGCTCAGCAATAAGGTGGGCGCGAAGGTGAACCCTGCCCGTCACGGCAAGAGGAAATAGTATGGACGCAGGGCAGCTTGTACAGCAGGTAGGAATCGATCTTAACGACTCACAGCACACTGTGTGGTCGCAGGAGCAGATTTCGTATTACCTCGCTGAGGCCCTGCGTATCGCTTTCTCTTTCCGCAAGGACTTGTTCAGTTCTGTCAAAACGGTGAAGCTCGAAGCAGGCTCGCAGTTCCAGCGGGTTTGCGACTGTACGGATATCACCGAGCTGTTCGGCGTAACCGACAGCGAGGGACATATCCTGTACACCGTGCGGAAACGTACTCTGAATCCGGCGCTCGACTGGAAGGGAGCCAAGTGCGACCGACCAGCCGGGCGCTATCACATGTACGAGTACAGCCTTGACCCGGACAACAACGGGTTCAGGGTCTACCCTGCCCCTCCTTTCGGGCAGGACGTCTATGTCAGTATAGCGTGCGCCGAGATGCCTGACATCTCGAACGCCAGCACCCAGCTCAGCAGCGAGCTGACTCCGGCTGTCGTCCAGTGGGCGCTCTACCGCTGTCTTGACATAGACGCTGATACTTCAGCTACGGCACACACCGTGGCTGTAACACACCAGCAGATGTTTTTCAAGCTGCTCAAGATACCTATGATTGGCGAGTACGTAAGCAGGCACTTCAACAAGGAGCATGCTTACGACGGCGCCAACGCTCAGGCGATGGCTGACTCACGTGCCCAGCAGGTAGCTGGCGGATTACTCGGGACGGTCTAAATGGACAGCAACGTAGTATTTGAACTGACTCCTAAGCGCCCGCTGGAGGACTTCCTCCCCGACCTCGAGATGGAGTTCCCCGACCTGCCTGCCGACTTCCTGCTCTACCAGCTGCTCCAGTCGGTCATCAGGCTGTGCCAGCGTGCCAACGTGCTGCGTCGCACTGCCGTCATCAAGACCGTGCCATGCGCCATGAATTATGTCCTTGAGCCGCCTGACTGTATGGACGTCATCGCTGTGATGGCGGTTGACGAGCTGTGCGGGGATCATATACGCAGGGTGTTCACGGCTGACCCTAAGCCAAGATGCAACTGCCCGCTGACGCTGGACTCCTGTTTCAGCAATAGAGATGATTTCGTCACCATCGAGGGCAACGAGATTATCTTCAGCGCACGCTCATGCAATTCATACAAAGTAACCATGTCCGTACAGCCCAAAGAGGTGTGCGATGTGGACTCAGTGCTCTACGAGCGCTACAAGGACGCTGTACTGCTGGGGGCAAGGCTCGCCCTGTACAGCATGAAGAGCCGGGACTGGGCTGCTGACGCGACCACGCTCACGATGCTGGAGAAAAAGTACCGTGATGCCGTGGCGTCAGCGGCGCTCGACACCCTCACGAGAAAGCAGAGAGGGGTAGTTATGATGAGGCATCCTCCGGTAATATGAGTTTTGATACATGCCGCAAGACAATTAAAAAGACCTCATGCGAGTCTGATGCTGAGAACCAGTCAGCCCCGGTCTATGAACCATTTACTGCCTGTCTCCCGTTCGGCGCGAGTCTCGAATGGGACGGGCAGGGACTAATTTATCATGAATCAGCTAACCCAATATCTGATGGGGTCTATGGTACTGTCACGGTGCAGGGAAACTGTATCGCCTCAGCAGGGGCGGAGCCTGTATGTGAATACACGCCAGCCCCCTGTGCTCCAGCTGCGGGGCCATGCTCAGGCACTGGCTCCGGCGGAGCTGGTGTCACTATATCCCCGTCATCGGACAACCTAACTTATCTCGACACGGCGAACCGTCTCAAGACTACCCTGTTCTACAAGGTAGGCACTGGCATCTCCATGTCGGGGTCGGGCACGAAGTCCGACCCGCTGGTCGTCTCCGGCGTGGACGACTCCGGCGATGACGGCACTGGCTTTATCAAACTCATCTCCGGCAACAGCGGCGTTACCGTAACCGGAGACGGCACAAGCAAGTCCCCGTACATGGTCTCGCATATCACCCACGAGGGCGTCAGCGGCATGTACGGTCCCTTCACGCTTGACGAGTATGGGCACGTTACAGGCTACAACGAGCAGGCATCCAGCGTGCTCGCCGTCATGGGCACTACTGATATCGATGTTACGACCAACGGCGGCATCGTAACCGTAGCGCTCGCTGACCAGCGTACCGCCGGGCAGTACACCACTGGCGGCTGGGAGCTGGAGTTCGACAATTACGGCATCCTCCGCGGCACGAAGCAGGTCATCAGCCTCGCTGTCAATGAGAACGATGTCTATGACATGCGGGACTACGGGCTGTCGTTCAACCAATACGGCTCGGTGGTCGGCATCACTCCGCTGAAGCACAACAGCTCTGTCGGGGCGGCATGGGCTGATGAGGTTACCTCTGGCTCTGACTCCATCACTGTTACCGTGCCTGACTCTGGCAAGCTCATCGTCCAGTATGACGGGTCGCAGTCCGGCACTGAGTCTGACGAAATGACTGTCTCGGTTGACGGCGCTGAGTTCAAGCGCATCTATCGCTCCGGCAACTGCTGGAGGGGACTGCTCAAGGGACTGTCCGCCGGAGACCATAAGATCTCTGTCAGCGGGGCAAGAGGAGTGCTTTTCGCACAGGCGGTGGGCTGATGGCGAGGTTCCTTGAGTTCCACGGCATTTTCCCCCGCATCACGGAGGACAACCTCCCGACCAACTCAGCGACCGTTGCCAATGACGTCAACCTGAGAAGCGGGAGGCTGGAGCCGTGGCGTGAGCGCCTTGCCCTTGCCGAGGCTCCTGAGTCCGCCCTGACCATGCATCAGCATGGCTGCTGTTATTACACGTGGGACACCTGCGTGTCCGTGGCGGAGTACCTGCCGGACTACAACAGCATGTTTATTACAGGGCGCAAAGGCTATCCTGAGCGTGCCGTGTTCGGCGATAACTGCTCCCTGACCTATTACAGGCTGGGCGTGCCCAAGCCCGCTGGCACTCCGTCAGTCTCCAGCGCCAGCGAGGACGCCGTTGGGCGCAGCGAGGTCAACGACCAGCGCACCATGACCGGGCGGTCTTACTGCGTTACCTATGTGAACGTCTTCGGCGAGGAGTCCGCTCCGGGCAACCCGTCGAGGGTTATATCAGTCTGCGACGGCGATACCGTTGTGATAACAGGATTGCCGTCTGCCCCCTCTTCCGAATACGGAGTGAACTATATCCGTATCTACCGCTCGGCATCAGTGATGAACTCCGACTCCGGCGGCACCAAGCGTGCCACCGAGAACGACACTCCGGCGTCATGGTTCATGATCGCCGAGCTGCCAGTCGGCACTGAGTCCTACGCTGACTCAACCAAAGAGCTTGACCTCGGCTGGGCGTTGCAGACCGACGACTACCGTGAGCCGCCCGCAGACCTCCGTCAGATAACCTATCTCAGGGGCACTGGCGTGCTCGCCGGAGTAACCACGAACATGGTGCACTTCAGCGAGCCGTACCAGCCGTGGAACTGGATGCGCAAGTCCGACCTCACCCTGCCGTACAACATCGTGCACGCCGTCTCGTTCGGCACGTATCTGTACGTTACCACGACCGCCAACCCGTATGTCATCGACATGACGAAGGGCTGTCAGGAGCAGTGCACTCCGGTCTATGACGTCAACATCTCGCTGCCGGACATTGCCTGCGGCTATGCCCACAGCGCTGTCGCCACGCCGTTCGGCTGCGTGTACGTGAGCAAGGACGGGCTGGCGCTCATCAAGCCTGACGCTCAGGTTGACCTGCTGACCAAGGCGCACTTCAGCACCGAGGACTGGGCTAAGATACGCCCTGAGACCATCAGGCTCACCTACTGGCGCGGGTACATCGTGTTCGTCTCCGACAAGGCGTCGTTCATGCTGGAGGTCGACCCCTCGCTGTATGGCGATGACACCGGGGCTAAGGCAGGTAACCTCACCACATTCAGCGACAGTCCGGTTGACCTGATTGACTCTGCGAACGATGAGCTGCTGATGATGGACTCCGGCTTTATATGGCAGTGGAACGCCGGGAACACATGGCGCAGATACCACTGGGAGAGCCGTCCGTTCGACTTCAACGGCCTCTCATCGCCGAACTCAGTGAAGCTGATACTCCGCAAGGGGAGCACATACTTCACGATTATCTCCGCCGACTCCGACCAGCAGCAGCTGTGGGGCGGCGTGATAACCGACAGCAGGCCGCACCGTATCGGACGGCTCGGCAGGCACTGGTTCTACAAGCTGGGGCTTGACGGCACGGGTGTCGTTGAGTCCGCCTACGTTAACAACTCATATGGGGAACTGAATGGTAAAGTATAAGGTACTGGCGAAGCCGGGGTTCGACGACATACAGACTCCGGCGCAGGGACAGAAGTTTATCGACAGGCTGAGGGACGAGGTGTTCCCGATGCTGGACAAGTGGTGGGTTGCCTACGGCATGAAGGAGACCGGCAGGATACTGGACATCAACCTGCTGTCGTTTGTCCAGACATGGGCAATGGGCTCCACTCTCATCACTATGGCCTATGAGGACGACAAGCCGGTCGGAGTCCTTATCGGGCTCAGGTACTCCCACCTGTTCTACACCGGTGCGACCATGCAGGTTATCGCCCTCTACGGCGAGAAGCCTGAGGTGGAGCAGGGTCTGCTGGATTATGTCTCCAGCCTTATCCCTGCCATGTCGATTGACACTATCGCCATTGACAGCGACGGCTGCAAGGATATGGCTGTCCCCGGCATGGAGAAGAGGCGCGTCGAGCGCCTGACCTACTGGAGGTAGTATGGCGTCAGTCGAGCCCCCTCATATACAATACTACCGCAAGCAGGGTGAGTCCGGTGTCGAGAGCACCCTGAACGGCAGGCCGTACCAGTGCAACCCCGGTACGACCAACGGCGGCAAGGAAGAGATCGGCCGTATATGGCCGTGGCTGACTCTTGTCATGGCAGGGTATATGACCGGGGACGCGCTGATGCGTTCCAAGCGGCAGTATGATATCGCCGAGTGGTACTGGAAGCTCGCCAATGACTGGCATCAGCTGCACGTTAACCACTACGAGCCAATTGAGGATCAGGCGCTTGACGACGCGAAAAACTGGGAGCCGGGCGATCCGCAGTACGATTTCGCCGAGGGCGTGGCGCGCAACACCATACGCGCCAAGTTCAGCAGGGCATACGAGCAGCAGATCCGCTGCACTTCGGAGTACTGCACAGGGAGACGTGAGCAGATGCTCCGCGACCTCGCACTCGCTGAGGCGCGTGAGTCCGCGTTCGCAGCCAAGGCGGGACGTGAGGTTGAGCGTGAGTATATCCGCAACCGTGTTATCCAGCGCTGGAAGCAGCTGTTCGGCGTTGTTGCTATTGGCAGACACATGTCGGGGCAGCCGCTGGAGTTCATGAGCCAGCCGTACAGCATCTACGCCCAGCTCGGTGAGTACTCTTACAGCTCGGCAATGGGCAACTGGCGTGCGTTCGGCTACTGGACTCAGCGCAACAAGACCATGTACCCCTCACTCAAGGTGGCATGGCTGCCGCCTGAGACCCCGACCAGCCCGACTCCTCCGACTACGTTCACGCCTCCTCCCGAGACGCCTGAGTACGGCTCGATGAGCGGCACATATCTGACCAGTGAGGATTATGCGCGTATGCTGGCGGGCGAGCGCACCAACGAGCCGGATTATATCAGGCAGACACGCAGGTCTGATTTCCATTTCGGTGTTGACAACGGATATTTTAAGTGAGGTAAACCATGCCTATGCCTTTACCTGTTGCGATTGCGGCTAATCAACCGGCTATCGATCTGGAACTTACCCGCAACATCGACCCGCAGAATGTGTTCAACCGCATCTCGCAGGCTGCCGAGATGACAGCCCGCCGCATGTGCATGTGGGCTGCGCCGGAGTATAACGAAAAAGGCGAGCATGATTACACACGCTGGTGGATCAAAGCGCAGATAGCGCTGAGCCTTGCTTACACGGTGCTCAACACCCACATACTCAACCAGCGTGAGGACATCGCCAACAGGTATTGGAAAATCTCCAAGCAGAAGAAGGAGCGGTTCGACGGCAAGTTCAAGCCGCTGGAGACACAGCTTTTAGGCGAGCTTAAACACACTTCGGACAGATGGCCGGGGCATCCTGTTGACTATGACGGTGCGCGTAAATACACTTCCCAGTTGTCAAACAATGCCAAGTCGTTGTATAATGATACAATAGATAAGCTGTATAAGCAGTACAGTATCTGTGCCGACCCCAGCCTTGACGCTGACCAGTACACTGCCGGACTCAATACTGACCTGCTTAACAACGCTTACCGCAGCGAGGAGACGTACTCCAACCAGCTGTGGATGGATTACTGGAACCGCAGGCTCGAGATGCTGAACTTTGGCAACGACAACGAGACCAACGGCTACAAGGCGGCGGGGGCTGCTGACAGCGCGTTCAAGGACGTCGCCAAAACCCTGAACGACATCGGTGGAGGCATGATGAATTTCTTCGGCTACATGAACAACCGGGTGGACACTGTGTACCCGACCATGTACTCCATGACAGCTCCGCTCCAGTCGATGGGCGGGTTCATCACCGCTGGCACTCAGGGCTTTAGCAACGCTACCAGCATGTAGGAGGTTATATGGCTATATTTATTCCTGACCTGTTCGGGTCTTATGTTGACGGTCGTGAGAAGGCTATTGAATCCAACTGGAAGGACTTCACTAATTATAATGAGTCTCTTAAGGGGCAGCTTCAAAACGCCAAGACTATGGCTACGTTTGACTCCGATGTGCTGAACCACAAGGGTCAGGGGCTCTCCAGCTTTGCCCATGGCAAAACTGACTACGACAAGTCGAAGCTTGACACCCTCCTGCTCAAATACATGCTGAACGGGGCAACGGCTAATGGCGGGGCATGGATGGCGCAGTACGCCGCCAACAAGCTGAACGGACTCAACGCCAACGCCGCAGCCAGCCCCCTGCTCACGCAGAACGCTGTCTCCAAGGACAACGACTCTACATGGATGTCGAGCCAGTATGCCCAGCAGTTCTTCCTCCCGTACTTGCAGAACCAGCTGGAGCTCCTGAAGGCACAGCAGCAGTACTATAAGAACGGCGGGTACTACGGCTATGGCACCGGTACAGGGGCGAACGGAGATGGTACAGTGTCCGGTACGCTGAATAAGGATAATGTGTCAGCCGCTATAGGCGGCATACCTGATTTCAGCGGTCAGAGCGAGTCTAAAGCAGACCCTGATCAGGACAATACTATCAGCCTGAAGAATAGCAAAGCCGGACAGGACTTTCTCAACGGGGGCTTCTAGTCATGGATAAGTATGATTATCTTCAGGCTGCCCTGAAAGATCCGTGGGTACGTGCCTATCTTAAAACCATTCAGCACAACGAGGGCACTGACCGTGGCGGACGCGGCTACGCTACCTACTTCCGTTATTACGATAATGGGGAGACGCCCGAAGAGACCCTGCGCTCCTACCACCTGCACTGGATGCCGATTGGCAACGGCAAGTTCTCGTCCGCCAGCGGTGCCTATCAGATAATCAACAAGACTTACCGCGGGGTTCAGGATCTTTTCACCAAGACCGGAGTCTTCCAGCGCATGGGCGAGCGCCCTGACAGCTGGAGTCCTGAAGTGCAGGATATGATGGCTGTCGAGCTGCTGAATGAGAGCGGCATCCTCAAACGCCTTCTCGCGCACGACCCCGGAGTCATTACCGCTGGCAACAAAACATGGGCGTCGTTCGGCGTCAAGTCTCCCCAGTCCACCGCGGCAGCGTTCAACCACTACCTCCAGCAGGAAGGACAGCCTCCTGTTACCGTTAAGATTAACGGTCAGGACTTCAACGGTGCCGGACTCAGCTATGCCGGAGGCGCTCCGGCTGGCGGCGGCATGCCTGTCCCCGGTGGTATGCCGGGGTCTCAGGCGTTCCCCGGCTACACCCCGGTAAGCGTTGCCGATGTAGACTGGACTGGCTACGGGCAGGGCAACAACTCCAGCTCCATGCTTGACGGCGGCTCAGCCAGCCACCTGCTTAACAACAACGGATGGAATTACTTCGGCGGATACAGGCCGCAGTCCTCACAGACTCAGATTGTCCTCAGACCCGAAGACACACTGGAGTCAGATAACGTCAACACGCCCTATAACCGTGTCACACGTGCAGTCGGACAGCCTGTCCCGATGGGGCTGAGCAATCTCGTGCTCAGTCCTGAGACTGACATCTCGGACTCCAAGAAGGGCATCAACAATCGCGCGTTCATGATTAACGAGGCAACTAACCCGCCGGAGGGCGTTACCTACGGGGCGTCGTTCACCGGCAGCGGCATACGTCCGACTGCCATGCGTGTGGACGGGAATGGCGGTGTACATAACTATACGCTTGTCAGGGACTCTGAGTATGCTCCTGACTCAGGAGAGGCGTTTGCCGCTGACGGCCAGTCCCCAGCCGGTTATATGGCAGGCGCCTCTCCTGAGTCTGAGTTCGATGTACTGCCTATGGATGACTATCTGTCCGGACAGATACTCCCGTCTGATGGTGTGGACAGGCTGGGTGCTCCCCCTGTAGATAAACGGATACAGCGAATTGTCGATAATGTAGCAATAGACAAAACAAAATTGTAGACCTGTGTATAATTAGTATGCTATAATCCCCCAGTAATATTCTGACCAAATTTTCTGCTGGGGGGTAACATGGCTGACTCCGAGTTCGGCGGTTTCTTCGATACCGTCAAGCCTGTCCTTAAATCTGACCTTGCTGGTTCAACTTCTTCCTCAAATTCGTTCATGCCCAAGTTCGGTGGCTCCAGCCTGCCGGGTCTCGGCAGGAGCGGAGGGCTCGGCAGAGGGCTGAAGAAGCCGGGCAAGGGCGGGCTCATGAATGTTGACAAGGCTTCGGACTCCTACTTCGGTCAGAACCTCAAAACGCTGGACTCGCTCGGCGGCATCAACGGCTATCAGGCGTCCAGCTACTCGTTCACTGCCAAGGACTCTACCGGGCAGGGGCTTAACAGCCCTGAGCTTCAGGCTGCCCTGAAGGAGATGGCAGGCAGCGATATCTTTATACAGGACGATGCGGGTAACGCCGTTCCCGACGCTACCAAGCCCAAGCCTGTTCCTGCCCAGCCCGGGCAGTCTGCTCAGTCTGCCCAGCCCGGGCAGTCTGCTCAGTCTGCCCAGCCCGGGCAGTCTGCTCAGTCTGCCCAGCCCGGGCAGTCTGCTCAGTCTGCCCAGCCCCTCCAGCTTGCCGATGGCGTTACCTATCAGCCGAATATCAACGGGCGTGATAAGGTGCGTGGCAAGACTTTTGCCGTCAGCGGCAAGTCAGTAAGTACCGGCAACCCCTATGACGCCGGACAGCCTGCTGAGTCTGGCAACCCATATGATGCCGGGCAGGGACAGTCTAACGCCGAGAACCAGTGGTATGATGATGCTGTACGCAAGCTGTCCAAGAACATGTACGGCATCGATATCGACAGCCTTGAGATTGATGACGTCAACGGACAGCATATCGACAACCCTGTCCTTGACAGCTGGAAGAGCGACCTCCGTGAGTTCATCCGTCTCAACAACGAGGCACACAGGCGCAAGCTGAGCAAGAAGGAAGTCGAGGCATGGCAGGCTGCGGGCAACTCCGCCTATGACATGCGCGGCACGCTGAACACCTTCAGCACCCTCATGACCCACCACGCGATCCCAGCTGACGCTGATACCGCTGAGGTGTGGAACGATGCCGCCAACGCCATCGTAGCGATGGACAAGGACAGGCTGGACAAGTATTTCCCCGGCCTGTATGAGTCCAACATGTATGAAGCCGCCATGCAGCAGGCGAAGAACGGCGATACTGGCATGCTGGAAGGCATCAGCCAGCTGCTCCAGCCTGTCATCGACAGCCGCCATGCGGCTGAGGAGCCGGGCAACCCCGGCACTGTGCTTGCCAGCGGCGACTTTTGGAAGTGGGCTTATGACACCGCGGGCGCCGCTCTTGTCCGTGGTGTGGAGAACGTCAAAGGCTTCAGCAAAGATCTCTATTACCGTGCCAAGATTAACGATGACGACACTCCGATGACCCCGGAGCAGCGGGCTGAGAACGAGCAGCTTAAGGCCGCGCGCGATCTTAACCTTGCGTCGACCCAGTTCGCTGACGAGTGGGCGGATCAGGAGATGCAGCGTGCCAACGACGCGTCCGAGGTTTACAAGACTCAGGAGCTTATCCGCCGCGGACACGAGTATGCCGAGAACATCGACCGTGTAGACTCGTTATCCGGCGGTGTCAAGAGCACTTGGGATGCCCTGTGGCGTGCGCCTGCCTATACTACCGGAGCATATATCGCCCAGTCAGCCGACACGTTTGTCGGCATGGCGATTGGCGGCGGCGTCGGCGGACTTACCGGCAAGGGCACTCAGCTTGCAGTCAATGCCATCATGAACAGCGGCCTGAGAGCTGCCGGACGTGCTGCGCTCGCGGGCAATGCCGCGGCAGCAGGCAACGCCATCACTGGTGCGGCGACGAAGGCAGGCTGGGCTTCAATCGTTGGTGAGACCATCGGCTCAGGACTCGGTGCCGGCTACAACGTCGGCGCGATGAACGTAGCCGGAGACGCGCAGGCGGCGGCCAGCCGTCCGGTCGCTGACCTTATCTCCGACCCGGAGTTCGCCAAGTTCTACGCCAGCCAGCCCGACTCCGTGCTCACTCATGGCGTGATGACTGTCATGTCTGCGCTGTCAGGCTCGACTGACAGTCGCCTGCCTGAGCTCCAGTCTCTCGTGGCGGGTCTCCAGCTGAACCCCGTTGACGCCAACGGACAGCCCCGCGCGCTTACTGCCGATGAGAAGAGGCAGATTCTGGCGTTCTATGACAACTCCCTTGTCCAGCAGGTTATTGACTCCGGCGCAGCCCAGTCTGACCTTATCTCCAAATACAGAGTCCATACCTATAACGGCACTTGGGCGCACAACCTCGGGCGTGACGTTGCTGTTGGCGTGGTTGAGGGCATGTTCTCCCCTGTGGCAGGCGGTGTGTTTAAGGGCAGTCTTGGCGGTGTCTCCAGCCTGCTGACCCGTCATATCAATAATAAGCTCGCCAAGGCAGGACTCAGCGCAGCATACGTGTTTGGCGAAGGCGGCGCCACTGAAGGCATCGAACAGGTCGTCAGCAACATCGGCATGAACGAGTTCCAAGGCAGAGACCCTTATGAGAACTGGCAGCGCAATGTCGGTGAGTCGATCGTCTCAGGCGCCATCATCAGCGGCGTGCTCGCTACTCCTAACGCTATTGTCGCTATGGCAAGGCACTCGTCCAAGCCGCAGCCGCCTGCCGGACAGACCGGACAGACCGGACAGACCGGACAGACCGGACAGACCGGACAGACTGACGGTGGTACTCCTCCGTCAGGCGGCACGCCGACCGGCGGTACGCCAACTGGCGGCAGCGGCAACAGCCAGTCCTACGCAGACCTTTATACTGACGCGTCAGGGATTGACTGGAACACTTATGGGCGTGGTGCTCAGACTGCCGCGCAGTTGCGGGATGACATCGATGTCAGGCGCGCGTCTGACTCAAATGCTGTTGTCCAGCCAACTGATTCTCCTGTATTCCATGACACTGACGGCAACGAAGTAACTGTCCCGGTCAATGAGCTGGACGAGGACATCGCCGCTGTTCAGAACGCACAGACGAAGCTGAAGCAGCAGCGTGATGAGGCTGAGAATAATGGTGCTGACAAGGCACAGCTTGACAGGATGCAGGCCGCCATTGACAGGCAGCAGGATATTCTCAATGCACTGAAAGCTGCCCGCAGGTACTACAAGGCTCCAGCTCCGCAGACCCAGACCCAGCAGGGTCAGGCTGACCAGCAGTCTGAACAGAAGGGTACTCCGCAGACTCAGGAGCAGCAGACTCAGGAACAGCAGACTCAGGAGCAGACTGGTACTCAGACTCAGGAGCAGCCCAAGCCCAAGTTCAAGCCGGGACGCTGGAAGGCATCCCGTGAGGTTAAGAACGGCAAGGTTACTCCTGTCACGCCTACTGCTGAGCAGCAGGCGATGCTTGACAAGCTGAACGCCTATGACAAGGGTAAGTTCACTTGGGAGGCTGTCGGCGACCATGAGTTTGCCCGTCGCGGCTCAGGCAAGAAAGTACATATCTTCAATACTGACTATCTTACCTTTAATGACGACGGCTCCTACGAGTTCAGCACTATCAAGGATATTACTGACGATCAGCGCAAACTGTGGGAAGCATACAGGAAGCATAAGAAACTCAGCCACAACACCCATGTTGACGGCTACTTTGATGAGAACGGACAGCTGACCGGCATAGCATGGGGTCTTGCTGGCAAAGGCGCCGGGCGTGGCGGTGAGGCTACCTTCACTCAGATGGAGCAGACACTCAGGGACGCCGGGGTAGACTGGAAGGGCAGTGACACTGCTCAGACTCAGCAGGAGTCTGAGCAGGATCAGCAGGAGTCTGAGCAGGATCAGCAGGAGTCTGCCCAGCCTGAGGTTCAGTCCGAAGCACAGACTCAGGAAGAGTCTGCCCCGCCTGAAGCACAGCTTGAGACCGAGGAGACTGCTGAGGACGAACAGACTGAGGACGATAGTGTTCCGGCAGCACCTTCAGCACAGCAGGCGTTCGATGACGCTCTCGCCGCGTTTGACCCTGAAAATGAGGGAAGTGTTGATCCTCTGCTTGATGCGACTCAGGCTCTTATCGATGACATCGTCGCGCAGAATAATGGCGTGTTTGACCCTGATGTACGCTACGCTACCAGTGAGGCAGATGAGGAGGATCACACTGATCCTAAGGCACAGCTCAGGGAAGTCTATGCTAAGCTGGACAAGGCACTTTTACGCCTTGAGCCCAGCGGCATACGTTTAGGTTATGTTGCCAAAGCCACGAAGAGCTGGCTGGCTGACGCGCGTGCCCGTCAGATGATGTTTCATCTTGCCCGCACCCTGCACACTAAAACTAAAGCCAAGTCGCCGGACTATTTCGCATTCGACCTGCTGTCGCAGTTTGTGTTCAACTCCAGCGATATGCTGGACTCCATCGACAAGTACCGCGTGCAGATGGGCGACGAGTTCGTTGACGCGGTCAAGATGGTCGCTCCGGTATGGAAGAAGTCCGGCAAGTTCAATGATGTCCGCGCATTCCGCGGTGCTTCGGTAAGGTCTTGGAGAGATATAGCGCAGAACGTCATCGCCGCTATCGCACCGGAGGCTAAGCCCGCTCCTCAGACTCAGCCCGTCGCTCCTCAGACTCAGCCCGAGCAGTCGGCACTTGACAGGCTCAAGTCCGACGCCGGGTTTAAGAAGCTGAAGCCTGATCTCCAGCAGTACCTGCTTGACGAGAACCACAAGCTGACTACGGCTGACCTGTTTGTCATTCAGATTACATCAGGTATGTCTGCTGAGGAGTTCCCGGTTTTCCAAAGCGCTCTTATTAATGCGGAACATGCAGCCAAAGTTACCCCCAGCAGCAGTATTGCCGCTACTACAGGCTTCCTCCGTTTCCTCAAGAAGATCGGCTATAAGCTGGACGAGACCTACGAGACTCAGATTAAAAATGAAGACGAGGCCAACGCCAAAGCGAAGAAGCAGGCGGAAGAAGATGCTAAGAAGAAAGAAGAAGAGGCCAAGCTCCAGTCCATGCTCATGCCGGAGGAGGAGCAGACCGGAGACTGGAGCAACTATAACAGTAAGTTAAGCCGCGCTGATCATGTTGTTCCTGTACATGAAGGGCTTAGCATAGATCTTACTGGCGGAGCAGAAAACTCTGTCCCTGTCCAGCAGATGACTGACAAGCCGATGAAGCGCAGCGAGCTGCGCGCACGCGAGCTGAATGCTGATAGTAACGTGCATGCAACAATCTATACTAAGTCAGGCACTGGCAGGGATCGTCTTATTGCCGTCCCGTTTGAGGAAGACGCTGCCAATAGCAAACTAATTTCGGAAAATCCGAAGCGGTTAGCTGACTGGCTTAATATGAAACTGCCTGAAGGTGCGACAGGTTGGGCCAGCGGCTACTCGCCCTTAGACGTACTTATCGCGTTCCTTGGACAAATCAGTTCCGGGAAAAAGCCAAAGGCTGGTACTAAGTATTATCTTAAATATTACATAGGTTTTACTTATCAGTCTATTCCTATTCCAGCCGGAGGGATTGGTGAATCCTCTACTGGCGGCAGCGTCTATGCTAATAAAATAAAAGATTCCGGTGGGATAAATGGGCTGCCTGATCTGTATGCTGGACTCATACAGGAACTTATCAGCATTAACAATCATATAGCGGCTGACCATAAGGGGTCGTTTAATTCTGATGTACTTCAGAGTGACCCGGTAGTTATTGAAGCCGGTGATACTGTAATCGTTATTGGCGTAGAGTCCGGTATCGGTCAGCCCTACTCAGGCACTGTCCTCATCCCCAAGGATGAGGCGCGCAAGGAGGGCATACTGCCGGAGTCTGCTCCAGCAGATGTCCAGCAGGAGTCTGCTCAGCCGACCGTTTCCGATGAGGCACGTGAGCAGATCAGGTATTATGTTAAGCAGGGCAAGCCTGTTCCTGATGCGGTCAAAACAGTATATAACCTGACAGACGACATAATCAACACAGTAGTAAATGAGGAAGGTCTGAATGGCACAGAATATCAAGAGGGACAAGCTGGTACTGACGGCGCTGACAATGCTGACAGCAGGCAAGAGTCCGGAGAAAGTGCTTCCCCGGCTGGATCAGAGGACAGCGGATCTGCTGGTAGAACTGGCGAAGCAGCTGAAAGCACAGGGGATGTCGGGTCCGGAGCACAGAGCACCGGAACGCCTGAAAGCCCTGCAAGCCCTGCTGGAGAAGTATCTGCCGCAGGAGAGAACAATGTCGAATCTCCAGTTCCTGTCGACGCTGCACCCGCTTCTGAGACAGCAGGTACTGGCACAGGAGTCGCTCCTGATGAAGGAGGAGAACGCAAGGAGAGTCCTTCTGACGAAGCAGATGCTGGCGAGAGCTCAGAGTCCTCAGACGGGCGTAAGCCTGATGTAGGCGCAGAGCCCGCAGACGGGAGTAAGCCTAGTGTAGACTCCGGGAATGGCGAGGCGCAGCTCCAGCAGACCAACGAGGAGCTCGCCAAGGTTGCCCTCGCTAATAAAGCCTTGCGTAACTACATTGGAGATACTAGGCAAAATCTCGAACAAATGATCAGTGAAGCGCTTCATGGTATTCCAAATAGTATTTATAAGGATACTGTACTGAATAAAGTATTGCCGATACTTATCAGGTTTGTCGATACTGTATACGATAAATTTGATATGGTTGTACGTTTTACTGATGACGCCAAATATGATCCGCACGCTTTTCAAGACCATGGCGAAATTCAGATCCCGCTGGCAACAGCATTACATTTTGTTCTTAAGAATACTGTCTATAATAATGTAATGGCGGATACCGCTGGAACTACTGAATTTAAGTTTGGGCAAAAAGAGCGCTATTATACTGATAGATTAATAGATATGTATTTACCTGCGATTCTTAATGCTTTGCTTTGGCATGAAGCGTCGCACATGCTGCTTGATAAAGTTTACCATTTTGGCGGGAGTCTTAAATCCTATTGTGATAAACTTGTAGATACATTTATCGATATTACAGGAATGAAAATTCCTAATGACGGAAATCCTGTATATCGGGATGAGATATTTGCCATCGGTATGGAAATGGCGATTCATTACATGGATACCATTGGAGAAACTGATAGCCCTGTATTGAAAATACTTGCCGATATTGCGTCCCGCTCCCATCTTAATGGCACATACGCTACCAAACTTGTAGCTGCATTATATAGCAGTCATATAACCAGTTTTATAGGGTCTCCAGATTTACGAGTAAATCCGGAAAAAGGCAACAAAGACCCCGGATTGAAAGTATGGGAATCTGCAATTCGTAATAACTGGCAGAAGATATATCAGTCTGAAGCACGCCCGAAAGCTGTTGTTAAATATGCTAAACTCATCGATCTCATGACCGGTGGCGTACCTGCTGGAAATAATGCACTTACTTATGCCATAGCTGCTATGACAGGCATGGCGTCTGACCGGAGTACTATATCTGAGGTATTGGCATACCCTCGTCATATAGCAAATTATTATAGCGATGTTATTAATTCTGAGGATATGCGTACTTTTTCCGGGGAAAAAGTCGATCCTGTAAGCTATGTGCATAAACGCCTTGCACGTATTTTTGGGATTACCTCTGATGAGCTGACTCAGCTTATTCCTGATATTGATACACATATTCAGGATGATATTGCAATATTACAACTTGAGTTTCAAGCACAGTCGCAAGCAAAAACTGCTCATTTCCCCTACAAGTCATTCGAAGCAATGAATACTTGGCTGGAGTCTAGCCTTCTCTCCAGCTCCGAAGCGGACACCGGAGCAGCTGTACAGGGCAAGCAGGCTGATACTGAGTCCAGCAAAGGCACGCCTGCCAACCCGACCTCTGCCCAGCAGGAGAACAAACAGATTGAGCAGAACAAGGTCAGGGGTGAGCAGGAGCACGCAGCTGAGGAAGCCAACAACGCCGCAGCCGCCAGCGAGCTGAACAGCGAGAAGACTCCTGAGCAGCAGGCCGCCGAGAAGCGTGCCAGCGACCTGACGACTCAGGCTGTCAGCGAGATAAAGAAAGGAGAGAACGGGGCTCCCCTGAATTTGAGTCTTACCAGCCCGTATGTACAGGAAATTATTGCTAACATAAACGCCGCAGCTGATAAAAGCACAAGCTCTACACAGTACATGCAGCTTAAGTTTATGCTGAACGTATGGCGGGATCTTATAAAGTCATACGGTGACTGGCTGGGGCAAAATCTATTGCGCGGTGATGTATCCAGTAATGATCTGATGCATATACTGAACGAGCATCTGGACTCCGCGCGCCGTCATAGTAATGAGCATTACAGCGACGCACAAATAAGGCTCATGGCGGCATGGCTGAATAGCTTTATTACTAGCAGCAAGCTGGGTTCCGCAATTAAGCAGGCCTATACAGGCAAAGACTGGGAACGAGATGACAATATCATTATTGAGAACAGCGATGGTACACGCAAAGTAGAGGAGAGGCAATTCCTTTCTGATTTCCGCAACGAAACAATTAGCAGAATAGAAGCCGCCAGTGCCGCCAAAGCTGCCGCTGCCAAGGCAGAAGCCGCGAAAGCCGCTGCGGAAGCAGCAAAAGCCGCTGCTGATGCCAAGGCACGTGCCCTGACTCCTGATGAGATCAGCGAAGAGCTTGAGAAGCCCGCTCCGCTCAGTCCGCGGGAGCAGGAAGACTGGAAACTTGAAACTGAACTTGACGATCAGCTTAATATCTTTAATCGCCCTAATAAGAAAGATACAGATAATGATGTCGAAAATGCTGAAGATGCTGTCGGGCATACTAATGCTGACATCGACGAAAACTCCGCGGCTGTTAAAGTAGCCGCGTACCTTCGTATGGCAACAGGCGACGAAAACGATGAAGCTGTCAACCAATGGCTTGGTTTTCTGTTTGAAAATGGGTGGGGTCTTAAAAAACTCCTTCTTGCCAAGACACACAATAAAGAAACGCTCCACATGACTTTGGCTGATTTCCGCCAAGTAATGCTGGACGGAGAGATAGATGCTGACGTAGTAGAAAAGATTATCTACGCGCTGGATAACTATACCAATTTATTCGCTATTATAGAAACGCATCATCCGGATTTCCGTACCGCACCTGCCAATAAGCAGCTTGGCAAATATCTTGGAGATTATGCTGAATCAGACAGAATACAAAATCTGTCTGAAAGAAATGCCGAAATAGCCGATTACGCCGGCACAAAAGAAGATATCATATCAGATATATCGAGAATTGTAGATGACGTCTATACGATCGATACCAGCATCACTGCTGAGGATAAGCAGCAGACTGAGGGTAAGCAGGAGATCCAGCTTCCTGTGTTTACTTCCGGCAAACAGCTGGAAGAGTGGAAGAAAACTGCTTCCAAGGAAGAACTTGCCGCATGGAATGCGAAAATCGAAGAAATTCGTAAACATCGTGAGCTCGAAAAGCTGATGAAGTCACAGGCAGAGAACGCGATAGCGCATTTCGCAGATAAAGAGGCCGCTGCTAAAGAAGCAGAAAAAGCAGCTTTCTTCAAGCAGTACGCGGATAAATATCGTAATTCTAACCGTGTAAACTTTGACCCGACTGATCCGGAGTCTGAACTGTCTATTCTCCTGTCTCTGCTGCATGGGGAAATGGACTTGTCTGTAAATGATTTTCTTGAAATATTTGCAGACAAGACTACTCCGGCTATACTTCATGAAATAACCGGTAAATGGCAGGACAGCGGTGCTGAAGATCTTGATTTCATCTATAACAGGTCTAAGGCCGCGGATACTATTGCGGAAAAAATGATCCGCGGATTTTTTGCCAAATACGGTGAAAGCATCAGTACTGAAATTCTGAATGCGAAAGACCCTGCCGCGTATACGCAGAATATCATTAATAAGTTTTTCCAATATTGCGACGATAATTTTGAGACATATAAACCTGAAGCTAAATTGAATCGGGGCGCGAAATATTGGGCAGAATACTGTTTACGGCATGTTATTGAGCCAATAGCGTATGCCAAGTCCAACACTGTGCCGCACTCAAGTGAACAACGAGGACACACATATGATCCATTCAAAGGTAAGGACGCGGAAGCTCTTAAAGTTATAAAAGACGTACTTGGCTCTAAAGCGCTGCGTGCAGTTCCTTTTATGCACTACGCGGAAATATCAAACGC